TTAACTTGAATAATGATTCTATGGAAAAGTATTGTACAAGGTGTGGTCAGAGAATTTTATGGGAGGATTATGTTGATGAACCAGAAAGATGTTGAATGGGCAATAGAAATACTTGAAGAAGAAATCAAAAGCAAAGAATTGTATAAGATGTACCTACAAGACAACGGAGAAAGCACTGATTATACAGAACTGCTATTGGAGACTTTTGATATAGCCAAGGCTTGCATGGAGTTACAGGTGGGGAAGAAGCCGAATAGGGACTTTGCCGATGATGTGTGATTTGTTTGTCCGTCATGTCACCGTGAAAACAATTACGATACAGGTGACGCAGATAGCTACATGAGCATAGATTTTGACATTAAAGATTATGAGTGTTGCCATAAGTGCGGACAGCGTATTTTGTGGAGTGAAGATGGAGATGAGTAAGGAAATAACAAATAAGGATATAGAATTGTAGCGTGGCAACAAATACAGGAGGCCCCAAAACCCTACATACCAAATAATTAGGAGAAAAATTAAATGAGAGATATAAACAAATTAGAAGAAAAATTTACCAGCGGAATTAAATTCGTCACCATACTCGTATGCTTGATAGTACTCATAAAGATAATCTTCGGAATAGCAATATCATCAGGTGTAATATGGTTGATTATTACATTGATTCGCTATATTGGAGGATAATAATATGGATGAGCATAAAGGTGTTATAACAATCCCTTCTATTGCGAATGATTATGACAAAGCAAAAGAGATAAAACGATGCTTAGAAAAGGTGGTAGGTAATTTTCTCGAAGATAACTTGACATACAGCAAGGCAATCGATGATTATATGGAAGACGTGGAGACTTCAAACATCTTAGCGTTTAGGATAGTCAAATGCTTAAGGATTATGCACAGGAGTAGTATAGGCAGCCGTTTATATGTAGACACAAGTAGAGTAGACATAGGCAGAGGTTTAGGTTGTGTAAACGAATACTCTATAACACTAAAACCTATTGAAGTTAGAGAAACACTTTATATGCCACCTAAACCATCAAAACCAAAGCCCACCATTCCAAGAAAGTTAACCTGGAAAGAAAGATTTAAGGGAGAAGTAATTGTATGACTAAGTTGGAGTCCATAGAAAGAAGAAATGTTTTTCTTTGCTACTTCTGAGAAGTCAAATGCAAAAGAAGAGAATCTGGCTAGTCAAACAAATCAAGAACATAACGAAAGAGTAAAGTTTAAATCCAAATCCAAATTTACAGAGGGCAGGTAAATTGTACATATCCACAGGAGGTTAATTCCAGACCAGTAATATATATGTATTATATTAGCCCTGAATCACTTTGCCTTGTGGTCGCTTAGGCAGCGAGCCTCTGTGTTCATTGGTTCGCTTTCGCTCACCACTTCCACAGGTGATTATTGTGGGTAAAGTTGTTGAAAATAAAAAAAAGGATATTAGTGCCCTTTAATATTATATTATATATAAGGTCACTGTTATCCCATTTTTGAAAACCACTAAATAAAAAAGGGAGCATATTAAGACAGTAAACCCTTTTAGGAATATCCAAATTTGAAAGGAAGACAAAATGAAAATCACTAAAACAATAAGCAATGAATTGCAATTAGCCGTCAGTCAAAGACTCTCCGTTGGGGATGTCGTCAGAAATTACAAAGAGCTTTGTAACGTATTGGGTCAACCAGTCTTAAGTAGCGATTCAAAACTAGCTCAACTAAAGGAGTGGAAGAGATATTTCGACTTTGAAAAGAAAGGTCATAAGTTCATTGTCACCAATGTTTACGAAGTTCCCCTTTTAAAAGAGGGGCGAAGCGATTCAATATACGTAAAGCATATGAACAAATGCATACTTAATTTGCTTGCCAAGTCTGAAGGATGTGTAGCTACATTCTCTCGTACTGGATGGTATCGTGAACTAGGATTGGTTAATCCAGATTACAAAAAAATAAATAAATATGAGTTTGTCAGTAACAATAATTCCACCTCTATCTCTGGTATTAATAATTTTTATGTTGATTGTGATGATAGATTATGGAGTATATTCAGGTCTTCTCTCCGCAGTTTGAAAGACTTTTACAGTTTGATAATGTGGGATGTAGAAAGGCTTATTACTTTACCCAATGGTAAAACCAGAACGGCCACTACTGCTGAATCAAAGAAATACTTAAAGGCCAAACAATTTGCTCATGATAAGCTGGGCGTTAAGAATATGTGGCTGATAAAAAAACAAGGAAAGGTTGATGCATTTTACAACCTTGTAGACGAGTACATATATGAAAATTATGGATGGCACGGTTATGCCGAACGCATCAAAGTTATTTTTAACGATGAGGGGATATGGAAGGTATTGTCAGAGGATGAAATGAGACAGGAGAAAAATCAACTCAAAAACAAAATAGCTAGTACTCTCGAAGATAAGGCTGTGAAGAGATTTAATAACAACAAAAATGCTGTAGATAAAAAAATAGATAGTATCGAAAAAGAACTTGGAGTCTCCATTGTTGATAAAGATGAGCGAGAGAGCTTGGCAAGGAGTTCAAAGATATGGATTTTACCTGATAACTATATAGAGGAATATAAGTTTCTGTTGAATTATTTTGTTCGAGGTGATTCCGATTCAAATGCATGTGTTTAGAAGCGACTATCAGTTCCCAAACTATATACCTTTTGGGAACTGCATTAAATACAATAAATAAAAAATTTTATTTTGGCTATGTAATTTTTCAATCGTTTTGCGATAATTATATATAGGGGGTGTTTTACGTAAGAATAGAAAACAACAAAGGGGAGATAAATGAAAATTGAAAAAATAAGGAATCGAGAAATATTGGACACATCATATTTTTCTGAGAGAGTTGAGAGTAATGGCGAATTGCTTAAAAAGAAAATTGATTTACTTTTGTGCTCTAATGAGAGTTCAAGAGGGCACGAAAGTAAAGTAGCAGAAATTGAGGAAATCATAGATTGCACTGCAAATTGTATGAATCACATTTTTGAAATCGAGGAAGAATATGACTTGGAGTATGATGAGACAATGTGTCAAAAGTCAAATGGGGAGGAAATGTATGACCAATAGGGGGAATAGAAATTGTATCTACATTCCTAGCATAGATGCAAAGGATTTATATTTAGCCAATAATTTTGTTGAGGGGCAAAATGATATTGGTTACTCTCTCACTACACAGTCAGGTGAAGTTAATTTTAATAAATATATCAACACCTTGGACTTTAGTTTGGATTTATTAAAGCTAAGAGAAATTGCTGGGGAAATATATAAAAAAGGAAAGTATAAGAAAGACAAGCATTTATTTTCTTTTGTGGAGAATGGCAAAGAATATAGCAATAAGGTCATTAATGTTACTTTTAAATACAGCATTAAGGCATTTAATAAGGTTGCCAATGATATTTATGTTAAACAAGGGTATGATTTGAGACAGCTAAAATTTAGTAATTGCATTGCATATGACAGCTCTGGTGGACATATTGTAGGAATCATTACAAACCAGCCAGTTGAGATGGAGCACTTACTTTATGAGGATGAGCTACCAAATAAATTTGCTATTGGAATAAATGACGATGCAGAATACATTTATACAACAGCCAATCAAAAAACAACTGTGCCTGTTGAGGATTTAAGAAGGAAACTCTATGTCAATGGCTTTGTATGTAATGGTGTGAAGTACGTTCGATTCAAAAGGTCATCAGGCTCTGCTAGAGTTGGCAAGTGTTTGTTTATTGACGAAAGATTATATGACAAATTTCATGAATGGGAAATGTGTGGCTTGGATATTAAAGAGGGTGATAATGTAGACCTTGCAGCTTTAGAATCCTATCTCTCACTATCTTCAAGTAGTGCAATTGATTTAATTGATATTAAACCTGAGAACATTCTTGTCATTCCAGACTTTGATTCAAAGTTTAAGGAAAGAGCTGTTATTGTGGAATATGGCTCTGGTTCTGCATTAACTACAAGAGAGGGATATGTAGATATATGCAATTCCATCTTTGATGGACAGTCTATGATTGATAGAAGTATTATGGGTAGATACAAAGACAAGGGCATGATTCTAATTAGGAATCGCTTCTTTAAATCATGCTGTTTTAATACCAACCTTCAGAAATGGTTTTTTGACAATAATATAAAATCCATATCTGATTTGCATAGCGAAGCAATAACCATGGCGACAGATATAAAGCAAATTAAATTAGTAACTACTCCCAACAGCATAAAGTATTTAAAGTTTGCTAGCATTGAGAAATGGCTGAGTGAAATAGATTCCATTTTTAGCATTGTGAAGTATGAGAAGAAAACACGATTTTTTGATGGTAAATTAGTTCAGGCACATTATCAACTATTAAATACTTTGCAGCTAAATGAAGCTGATGCAAAGGAATTGCTAAAGGACTCTTTGGATTATTTGGACATGCTCAATACTGATACAGATGTTTTTAAACATCATGTGAAATGTTCGATATCTGATTACATTAAAACAAACGCTGCCAAAGATAAAAACGAACTAGCCTACATGATGATGAATTTATCTGATACATTTTTTAAGACTAAAATGTTTCGTGATTTTAAAAGAGCTACTTGTAAGTCATACTTGAGCAACCTTAGAAAAGGACATGTGTTGATTGACGGCAATTACTCTGTGTTGTTTGGAAATCCTTTTGAGATGTTATTACACTCAATTGGCAAGTTAAATGAGTCTACTATTTCATCCTTGCAACCAGGGTGTGTTCATACTACCAGATATGAATATGATAAATATATATTGCAGTGCAGAAGTCCACACATTTCAATGTCTAACATATTAATTTCAAAAAATGTTGAACACGAAATGATAGATAAATATTTCAACCTCACAAGTGAAATAATAAGTGTCAATGCTATTAATGAGAATTTATTAGAAACGCTCTCAGGAGCTGATTACGATTCCGATAGTACATTAATTACTGACAATGAAATTCTGCTTAAGGCTGCAATAAAAAATAATAATGTATTTCCTGTTCCAGCAAATCATGTTGAGGCCGAAAAAATAGACAGGGTATTTTCCAATTGTCAAAAAGCAGATTTAGACCATAGAACTAGCAACAACAAGATTGGTGAGGTAATAAATTTATCACAAGAGCTTAATACGATTATTTGGCACACTGTAAACAACTCAAACAATCAGATGGCTGATTTGTGTTACGAAAAAATACTGGCAATATATCATGACGTTTGCATTTTGAATATCTGCTCAATGGTAGAGATTGATAAAGCAAAGAGGGAATTTAAAGTTTCTGTTGACGATGAGTTGAAAAAGATAAGAAAGCGGTGGTTAGAAAAGATTGACTCCAAAACAGTAAAACCTGCATTCCTGGATTATATATCTGCAACCAAGGGATTTAATAATAATACAACCATTAGTAAGTATTTTGATACTTCAATGGATTATATTATAAAGCAACTTAATCAATACCGCTCTCCAAGGCAATGCGGAATTACTGTTCCATTTTCGGACTGTTTTGATTTTGATGATTTTGACAATTGCAAGGTAAACAGACGACAACTAAATAGCATCATCTCTATGTGTTACAACATGAGGGGGCGAATTGCTAATTTATATAATGGCAAGTTTCATTACACTCAAAATGAAAAGGCTTTGCTAACCCAAAACTATAAAGAAGCTTTGATACACGAAGTATCGAATATGAAGATTACACCTCATACACTTTTAAAATTACTGACGGTTGTAGACTGCAAAGAGCATTCGACAATAAGAAATACTTTATTTGATTTATTGTTCACATCTCATAATAACTCAGTAATAGACTTGATAAATAATGTGAGGCCATCAAGAAGTTATATAGAAAAAAATGACAATGGAGAGCTGTCTTTATATGGTGTGAGATTTAAAAAACAGATAGCATAATTGATTCAAATTGCTGATTTTATTCACAATTTTTAAGTGGTGACCTCCCTCTAATCCAGTAATACCAAGGGTTTCCAAGTTTTTAGAATTTGGAACATATGAAGGGTGTGCTTTTTCACTAGTAATATCCTTGCGATGTTAGAGGTCTTCATAGTTTTTTATGGTGGTTTCACGATGGGCTATTATCCATCCATCGCTTCAAAGGAGAGTGTAAACATTGCACACTCTTCTTTTAAAAAATAAATTATAGAAAGTGGTGAATCTAAATTAAGCTAATTTCAAAAGATGAGGTTGATAAACTTATCGCCAAAGGAATCCTTCGGAATACTCATGAGGGTTATGTTAACGCCAAAGGGCATCGTATTGGATTTTATAAAACAAAAGGCGTTGCACAAAAAAGGTGGATTGAAGATAAGTACGCAGATAAAGCCAAAAAAATTTAATCAGTAAAAAGTTAATACTTTAGAGTTGGAAGATATACTCTTTCATCTAATTAATCAGGGCGTGTTGTGTTATACATACATGCCTTATTTTTTTTGTTCAAAAGAAAAGGGGAGCTTAAATGGCAAAAGTAAATAAGACTGTATCGTTTAAGAATGCAGTAATCTCAAAAGAAGACATGACAATAACAGAATATCTAAAAGATACAATCAAGACATACAGATTGGAAAGTCTGCTCGATGAGTGGAGTGATGTGGAAAATATAAGCCTTACAATTAAGGTTGATGACGAATTACTAGAAGACGAGTAAAGGGGTGAACAATATCATACATAATTATAAGAGATTTGAAAATGAATCAGATGAAGAGCTGATTTTTAGAATATGCAAAGACAAGGAATCCATTGGTTCTTGGAAGCAGGTTGGAGAAATACTTAATGAGCTTACTGGCAACGAGTACACGGAGAGTAAGTACAGGAAGCAATTCCAATCTTTTGAAAAGATGCTTGATGCAAATAGAGAAATGTTTGTTGATGATGATAAGCAACTAGCAGCAATTAGATTGGAAAGACAAGAGATTGTAAAAGAAAAAAGACGGTTGTTTGATGAAAGACTTGACCTAAACCGAAGACTTAGAGAAACCTCACGCATGGAAGGAACAATTGAAAGATTAGAAAATATGCTTACTTCAATAGGCGACACAAGATACCTTCCATACAAAACAGGTGTAAAGCCTCATGATAGCGGAAATGATTTAATTGTGTGCTTGTCCGACTGGCATATAGGGGCTTCATATTATTCTTTTTGTGGCATGTATGACCCTGATATCGCCAAAGAAAGAGTCGCTGAGTATTTAGAGCATGTTTTGGAAATTCAAAAAACTCATAAAGCTGAGAACTGTACTATTGTGTTGTTAGGAGATATGGTGTCAGGGAATATTCACAAAACAATTTCCGTTACAAATCGAGAAAATGTCATAGAGCAAGTAAAACTTGTTTGCGAATTAATTGCTGATTTTGTTTATTCTCTAGGCAAGGCAGATATATTTAATAAAATCAAGATACATTCTGTTGGTGGAAATCATAGCAGAATTGAGGCCAAGGCAGATGCTTTGATTGCTGAAAGATTGGACAATCTTATTCCGTGGTTCTTAAAGCAGATGCTTCATAACAGCGATAACATCATTGTTGAAGATGAGTATGATGATACATTCTGTTCTTTCTCAATTAGAGACAGGCATTATATTGGAGTTCATGGTGACAAAGATGCAATTACAGAATCAAGTATATCCAAGTTAGTGCTGTGGAGTGGTTTTAAACCTGATTGTGTCATAGCTGGACATAAACACCATGCAGCTATGAATGACGTGCAAGGAATCAAGGTTATTCAATCAGGAAGCCTTGGTGGTTCAGGGGATGAATACACGAGGGAAAAGAGATTGCTAGGAAAACCTACTCAAACAGTTATTGTTGTAAACGAAAAAGGTGTCAAGGCAATATATCCTTTAGAGTTTAATGTTTAGGGAGTGATGTTAACAATAAGGAGAAGGTGAGTTGAAAAACAAATTTAGAGAAAATAAAATTGTACAGCGATTGGCAAAAAAAGAATGGCTCAGAGCTGCTGGAGTTAGAGCCTATAGAACTTTTTTTCAAGCTCTCTCCGCTGGATTGATTGGAACGATAGCTCTTTCAGAAGTAGATTGGAGAGTCGCTATTTCTACTGCCATAATGGCAGCAGTTATAAGCTTAATTCATTCGCTTGGTGGAATACCAGAAGTAAATGAAAAAGCACATGGTTAGGAACGTACTTGAATGTCCTTCGGGCTTCAGGTCTTAATGAAATATAGGGTTATACCCTATTGGGAGTGTAGTTATCATTAGGGATAATGTTTTGTTTTATCAAAGCAAAGTGGGTTCAACTCCCACTACTCCTTTTAATAGTTTTGATTATTTTGCCTGTGATAGCACAGCAAAATTGAATAAACTATCTGGCTATAATTAGCTACTCATAAGCCGTACAACTCTCCCCCTTGTTGTACGGCTAATCAATTATATAGAAAGTAGGTGAGGGGTATACCGACAAAGAAAAAAACAAAGGTTCATAAAACCAAAGTATGTGTGTGTTGCAAGCCTGAAGACTCACTTAAAAAGATAGCGGACTTTTATGCAAGCAAGAACCCATACCATGCCGATGGTCGTGTTCCTTGGTGTAAGAAGTGTATCATCACTAACGCCACAACAGTCAATGGAGAAATAGATGAAGATAAATTCAAATCAGTACTAAGGCAGTTAGATAAACCTTATTATATTGATTCTATGGATTCAGCAATAAGACAGTTAAAAAAAGAGAGGCCAGAGATACCTGAAGAGAATGTTCGTTTTTATGGCGATAAGATTATCGGTGATTACTTTAAAAATATTAATTTAAAGCAATTTCAAGGGAAGACTTATGCAGATAGTGAGAATGAAGGATTTGTCAGAAAAACCATGGCAACTGAATCGGAGCTGAAGAGGGAGTTGAGGCAAGCCGTTTATTTTGACACCAATATAAAACAGGAATTGCCTCTTGGCGATTTTGAGGTAACAGATGAAATGATTCATCTATTTGGTGATGGCTACACAGAGATTGAATATAAGAAGATGCACGATAAGTTTGAAAAACTTAAGAACAATTACCCATTGCAGACTTCCTTACATACAGAGAACTTGGCTACATATGTTAGATTTAAAACTCGTGAGGAAATAGCAACAGCAGAGGGTAATGTTGTTGAAGCTGAGAAGTGGTACAAAGCCGCACAGAGGGCAGCATTGGATGGGAAGTTAACTCCCAAGCAATTGGCGCAGGATGGCTTGCAGTCAGGAGTTGCTAGTATATCAGAGCTTGTTAAAACACTAGAGCAAGCCGTAGATGTTATTAAGATATTGCCACAGTTTAAATATAGGCCTATTGATGCGGTAGATTTTAATATATACGCCTATGTAAGCTATATAAGAGAGCTGAACGGTCAGCCGCCAATTGAATACAGCGATGTTTATGCTTTTTACGATGCAAAAAAGGAAGAATATCTCAAACAAAATGGTGACCCTTATGGCATATTTACTGATGACCCTACTCCCTTAAATCGGAAGAGTGTTGAAAAATTTATAGAGTTGCCTAAAGATTATGATGATATGATTGGCGGTGATTCTATTGAGTAAAATAACAGACGAACGAATCGAAGAGTTGTATGAACAAGAAAAAAAACGTATCTTGGCATGTGGTGATGACAGCGAGTTTGGTGAGCATATATGGAATTTTTATCAGTTTGTTAGTTGGGCTAAGTTCTATCCAGACCTTATGCTCGATTTATTCAAAACAAAGGATAGTAATTTTCAACTCCATATTGACCAGCGTATATTTCTTCGATGTGACGTAAGATTTTATAGTATGTATGGCGTTTTTAGTCGAGGCTATGCCAAAACATACGGAGAGGTACTTGCCGATATCGCTGTATGTCTGACTCATCCTTATGCAAATCTGGCACTTACAGCTCAGACCAGAGAGAATGCCGCTGCTTTGCTTGAGGAAAAAATGACAGAAATCTTGCAACACTACCCTCTTCTTGAGAATGAAATTGTTGAAATGCGCTTTTCGAAAAACGATGCTTTGATTAGATTCAAGAGTGGTTCAACTATAACTAATTTAGCAAACTCTCAACAAAGCAAAGGTAGGCGTAGGCATAGGATTAAAATTGAAGAATCTGCCCTATTAAACAATGCTTTGTTCGAAGATTGCTTGGAGCCTATTGTTGAAGTGCCTAGAACAACCATAGGAAAACTAGGTGTAGTCAATCCAGAAGAGATGAATCATCAAATTCACTTCTTTTCAACATCTGGTTTTCGTGGCAGTGATGAATACCACAGAAGCATTCGCATGGTTAATGGAATGAGAAACTTGACTGGTGAAATGGTTTTAGGCTCATCATGGATGCTACCTTGTTATTATGGCAGGGGAAATACTAAGAATCAAATCCTCAAAAAGAAAAAAGTTAGCAATCCCATTTTCTTTCAACAGAACTATGAGCAAAAATGGGTTGGAGCATCTGATGGCTCGCTTGTAGACATTAATAAACTAATGGCAGCTAGGATATTAGAGTATCCAGTTCACGAAATAGAACATGAAAATGATGAGATATATTTGGGCGTAGATGTTGCTCGGAGTGAAAAAACATCAAACAATCAATCTGCGATTATTCCAATTAGAGTAAAGCGAAACAAAAACACTAAAAGAATAACCGACTTGGAAACACTTAATGTTATCAGCGTACCTAACACTATGAACTTTGCTGACCAGGCTGTGTTGATAAAGAAGATAAAAGGAAAGTACAAAGCTAAAATGGTTGTTGTTGACGGGAACGGTTTGGGAGCAGGATTAATCGATGAGTTATTGAGAGTTTCATATGACCCATTGACTGGAGAAAACTTAGGTTGCTACGACACGATAAACACCGATAACAAACCTGAAACAGACAATGCTGAAAAGTGTGTGTTTGATATGAAAGCGCAGGGTGTTCAATCGAAAGTTTTGGCTCACTTTATTAATTCTGTAGACAGCGGCTTGCTTAAAATGTTGATTAGAAAGCCCGAACATGATTTCACGGACAAAGAGCGAGAATTGTTTGACATTAATGTTTTGCCTTTTGTTAATACAGAATTGTTGTTTTTTGAGATAGCAAACCTAAAACTAAAAATTAATGGCAAAGTTTTGTCAGTAGAAAAAGTTGAGAGAAAAATTGACAAAGATAAGTTCTCTGCTTTAGTCTACTGTATTTTTTATATCTTGGAATTTTGCAATAAAGGAAACGAAGTAGATAATAGCGACTACTCTTCTGCTCCTGTTATGTTTAGTCCAATATCATTTTAGAAAGGAATGCAATAATGCCACAGAATAGAAAGAAACGAAAAAATAAAGACCCAACATCAACGAAGGATTTTGATGTGATTATATCGAATGTTGATAATGACACTGCTGTGGTAACATCAGCGGCAGAGTTCGAGCAAAAGTGGATTTTACAAGCAATGAATAGGCTTGATACAGCCAATGGCATACATTCTGTTCATCTAAGTGATGGTACAGGACAGGCTCCTACATTAGACGTTGAAACAATAGACCGACTAGCTCGAAATCCCCAGAATGATTTGCAAAGTATATTGTCAATTAATAAGATTGTCAGAGAATATATTAATAAAGATGATATTGTGGGGAAGGTTGTTGAATGTATTGGAGCGAATGTAAATACAAACTACCGATTGCAATATGAAAAAGTTGACAACGCAAAAAATGTAAAACCAAAACTAGACGAAGCAAAGAAATTACTCAAAAGAGTTAACAGTTCAATTAAGTTAGATACACTTATCCGAAGAGCTATTGTTGCCACGTATTCCGAAGGAACGTGGATTGCTTTTTTACGTCATAACAATGATAGTTATGTGTTAGACATTTATCCTTTAGGCATTTGTGAAATAGCTGACTATGAATACAATGGCGAACCAGCTGTTTTGTTTAATATGAATGAACTGAAATCTAGATTGCAAAAGACATACAAAAAGGACAAAAAGGGTAAAGCTTTGTTCTTCAAAAACATAGAACAAGAGATAAAGGAAAACTATCCACCTGAAGTTTTGAAAGCATATCAGGCCAAAGAAGCCTATGCAAAATTAAATGTTAAATATACTGGTGTGCTTAGAATAAACGAGCAAGGAAGAAAATATGGTTTAACTTCTATCTTCAGGGCATTGAAGTCTTTGATAATGCTAGAAGCGTTTGACAATTCAGATTTAATCAATGCAAAAGCTAGAGGGAAAAAGTTCATTCATCAGAAACTTAGAAAAGAAGTAATGGGTGTGGATTTCGGCAAAAAAGGTTTTGATGAAATGGCATATGCTCATATGAACTTTATCAATGCATGGCAACAGCCAACGGTTGTAGTAACCTCTCCTCCTTCTGTTGAAGAAATATCATATGTAGAACCCAAAGTTGAAATGATAAACAAGGACAAGTACAATGCCTATCGTTCTAGAGTACTGACAACTTTAGGGATTTCATTCTTAATGGATTCAAACACACAATCGGTGTCTACTGCAAATATTTCTCTTGACCAGCTATTAAGGACTATTAATGCAATTGCTTCTCAATTAGAAATAGTTTTAGAAAAATGGTACAGACAAATTCTTATTGACAAAGGAATGCCAGAGGAGTTCACTCCTAGTGTTACGATTTTGGATTCAGAACAGTTAGAACTGGATATGAAACGTCAATTAGCATCGTTCTTGTTTAATACATTAGGGGCATCATACGAAACATCTTATTCAATGCTTGGACTGTCCGCTAGTGAAGAAGCTCAAAAGAGAGTCGATGAGGATGAGAAGGACTATGATGAAATCTTTATGCCTCACGCAACCGCCTATACACGAAGCGCAAATGAGGGAGTTGTAAATAATAAGGATAAAGCTGTTGATTCCAAAAATAAAACTAATGATGAGTAACAAAACTAAATAAGATGATGGATTCATCAGGCATATACAGCAATAGAAATTATCGTTATACAGACCCCCAATTCAGGGGGTGTATAAATGCCTAGAAAGATGAATTGATTATAAATAGACACATAATATAATTTGTATCGAGATGTATGTTTCGGTACAAATTATGTGTCTACCCAGAAATCAATTAATCGCCTGATATTCATTGGAGAAGCAAACTCCTTAAAACCTTAAATCTTACGCAACCATTGATTGGTTGTGTTTTTTTATTTTGTAAACACAGGAGGTGAGAAACAAAAGTGAGCAAACAAGAAAAAGTAACTTTATTAAGCTCTCAAGTTTATCTTGCTGAGAATCAAGAAAATCCAAACTCTCATTTTGCAAAATTTGTGATTTGCGATTTTGGTCGTAATAAAAACGGAGTCTCAATTAATAAAGAGACAATAAAAGATTGGATATCCACTCTTTTGAACCAACCACTAGTTGGAAAGATATCGATGAAGTCTGATGGTGGTTATGATTTCACAGGACACAACTTAAAGATAGTCAAAAAGAAAGATGCTTACGGTTATGAATACGATGTGGTTGAGTTCGACACTAGTGCGTTTGGTTCTTTCACAGATGTAGCCGTGGAAACCATTGATGACAAAGAGTATATCGTGGCCACTGCTGAAATATGGAAACGGTTTTCCAAAGCCTGTGAAGTAATCATGGAAAGAATAAAAGCAGGAACTCTACATACGAGCTGGGAAATTTCAGTAGACGACTCCGTTCCTACAATAGTGGACGGCATGGTTACAAAGGTTATTAATGCAGGTAGATTTATAGGTCACTGCCTATTGGGCGAAGATGTTGAACCTGCGTATGACTCAAGTGGATTATTGCAAATAGCATCAAGTGAATATGGTTCTGATATTGAAATAGCAGAATCTCTTATCGCTGATATGTTGGCAGATTCAAATATAAAAAATAATGAAAGGGAGGACACGATGGCAAAAGCTAAAGTTGACGAAACGAAAAAAGTAGATGACGTATTAGAAGTGTCTGACTCAGAGAATGAGCAAAATGGCAACAGTGTTGATACGTCACAATTAACTCACGATGACATTGTGAGAAGAATTGAGGCTCAACTACAACGTGGATATGTGTATTATATTTTCCCAGAGGAAAATGTGTGCTTGGTAAGACATTGGGGTCTTGACGACTTAGAATATCACAAATATACCTACACTGTAGAAGATGATGAGGTAACAATTAGCGAACCCGAAACAATAAAGCTTGTATTTTCTGTAAAAGATATAAATAGCAAGGTTGAAGAGTTCGAAAAGCAAATCGCAGAAAAAGATGAGTTGATTCTTAGGTCTAGCACAGAAGTACAATCACTCAAGTCTGAAATATCTGAACTATCTCAATACAAAGATAAATTTAATGAAGTTGAACAAGCTCGAATGACAGCTGAGTTAGAAGCTCAAAAAGATGAGCTTATTTCTTTGGTTGTATCTTCAGGACTTTTAACTAGAGAAGAGATTGAGCAGTCAGAAGAACTTACTGGTTATGTAAATGAGTTAGACAAAAAATCTCTTATGTCTGAAGTAGGACAAAGACTTGCTGATTCATTATCAAACAAAGTGGGAACTAGCGAGGTGTCTAGTGAAGTAGCGGAGACACCATCAGTTAATTTAAACAATGATGATAGCGGAAGCGATTCATTATCAATTGTAAAAGATTTCTTAAAGAAATAGGAGGAAGATAATATGTTGCGAGAATTACAAGTAACAATGAACAAGCCAGCTAACGCTATGGCCAAAAGCAACCATGACGAAAAAATGAAAACTGGCACTGCTGTATTAATGTCTGCAAATGGAGACTCCTTTGCTCCACCAGAAGAAGACGAAAATCGTAGAGATTTGTTTTTTGTGGACAAAGAAAGAATACCTACAGGGATGAATGTTATTAGGACTGACGTTTCTGATTATGACGAAGATTTCACTACTATTGCTCCAGGAGAGTTTGCGAAGCTCATTGCCTATCATGCAGGTGAAAGATTTGCCACTGACCAATTTGTAGAAGAAGGGTTGGAACCAGGAGTTAATGTTGGAGCTAATTCAGAAGGGAAGCTGATTGCTTTCGATGGTCGCACGAAATATGTATTCAAAGGCTTTATGAACGATGCAGGACACAAATTAGCAATCATTCAAGTAGTTGATTGTTAGTCGTAGAAAATAAATAAGGAGGAAGTATAAATGTTTAGAACAGAAATTGCAGAATTAATGCAAAAAGATGGCATTGTCTTCGATGTTGCCGAGAAAGTAAATTACAAGCTTGAGTTAAACGCTGAAGAAAAAGAAATTTCCGAAGTTTTTGATGCTTGGGCTAGAGAAATCGGTAAAACAGGAAAAGACAATGATAAAGAAATCGCTGCATTTGTTAGAAGAATAGTGCAAGACGAAATCTATAATGCACCAGATGAATTATTAGACCAATTCCTAGACAGAGGCTCCATTGGAGAATTTGATTGGGTGGAATATACCAAAGACCCGAAAAACACTTTGATTGCTCATGAGGCAGCCAAAGGTGGTACTGTTGACAGAAGCTGGATTGACTTTGATGCACTAAAGCCAATCACAAAAAATCGTCAGATTGAAACTGATATCTCTTATACGGATTTAAGAAGAGATGGTTTTAAATCAGTTGCTAAAATTACTACTTATGCTAAAGAGGCATTACAAAACGCTCTTTTCCATGACGTGTTTGGCATGATTGATGCAGCTTTAATTCCTGGCGGTGAGCAGTATATCACAAGCCCAGGTGGCACAGTAACTCTAGGAGCTATGGACGAACTTGCTTTATACCTATTGGATAGAAGTTCAGATGCAGTGGCAATCACAACCAATAAGTATGCAAAGCAAATTGGTAGAATGACAGGATATGACAAGTTCATGTCTGAAGCTATGAAGAATGACTTCAACAGATATGGTCTTGTAAGATTTTTCGATGGAGTTAAGATAGCATCTTTGTCTGGCGCAGCAAAAGGCGCAAAAGGTGAACTGTTTATCCCTGACCAAAAAATTTATGGTGTAGCTGGTAAAGTTGGAAACCTTGATATGAGAGGACAACTCAATGTATACCAAGACATGGATAACAGCAATGAGAAAGTTATCATCAGAGTCAAAGATTTTACATACTCTGTTGCTTTAACAAACATTGAAAACGCAGCCAAAATTTCCATTACTGGTTAGTCAATATTAGGCAGATAGTGTAGCTCACGAAAGGGCGGTATACCCAACCGCCCTTCTGCTTAAACTAAATGGGTGTTAGCTTGGGTGGCTAATAGGACACAACATAGTCCTGCCACTAAGACGATTAGAAAGGAGCATGTTGCATGTCCAATTTAGATTTACAAAATATTGATGTATTTAATTACAGCGGCAGTAAGGTTTTTATTGAAACCTCTAGTAGTCGATATAAAATCAATGAGGCAAAAAGCGATGGAACACCAGCGTTAATTTCATTGCCTCTTAGTGAGTTGAAATACATTGCAAGTAATACCGAAGTATTCAATATCGGTATTTTAACTTTTGATGAAGCTCACAAGGAAGAAATATATAAAGAATTAAGAGTTGTTGATTGGGAAAACATTTTATCTGATAAGCAGATAGAAGACATTCTTTTAAATCCAACGCAAGAAGGTTTACAGAGAATATTAGATATTAAAAATCCTGCATACTTTGACCGTGTTAGAGCGATATTACATAAGCTGACAACCAGTGGTTCAAGTGTGACAGCAAGAGTTGTTGACATAATATCTAAAAGATATCAAGAGCTTTCAAACAGAATTAAGAACACAAGAATTCAGCTTGTCAAAAGAGATACTGTTAAAGCGGCAGCTAAAGAAGATGTTGATGAAGTTAAGGCTCAAAATCAAGCATTGCAAGCTCAAATGGCTGAAATGAAAAGAATGATAGCTGAGTTAACAAAACAATCTCAAGATACTGAAGAGGTTGAAGAAGAGATTGAAGAAGCTCAGGAAGTCCAGGAAGAAGTTGAAGAAGCTGAAGAAGGCAATGATGTCGCTGAAGACACAGAAATAAAAGAAGAAAACAATCCAGCCGAGAAAGAACAGCGCAAGCGTGGAAGACCTGCTGGAAGTAAAAATAAAAAATAAAAGAGAGGTGAGTGCATGGATAACACTTCGTTTAATAAATTAATTGATAGATTTTTAAGACGAATTGAAAAAGATAGAGATTTTTTTACATACTATAATGTTGACCCTGAAGAAGCCATGTCGCTTGCCTATCAACAAGCAACTGGATATATATATGATGCTATTGATTTGTTAGTAGATAGATGTACACCTCAGATTGATTTTTATGATTATGACAAAGAGGTTGAACATTTTAATTTTAAATTAACTTCAAGGGAAATCGGGTTGTTATCTTCATTAATGAGAGAGGTATATTTTGACAGAGAGTTATCTTTGTTGAAAGCATTTCAAGTTTCATTAACACCTAATGATTTGAGAATATTCTCTCCTGCAAATGAACGCAAGACTTTTGTTGAAATGGTAGATGGTATTAAAGCAGATAATCATAATAGAATATCTAAGTATGTTGCAGAGGACAGAGAAACAGGATTACCTAGGCTTATTGATTATGCTTATGGTCAATTTTAGGAGGTGTGAATGCCAAACAATACTTATACCCCCTCCATAGATTACTTCCGTAAAATTAACAATTCATACCAATCTAATAGTAGACAAGAAACAGAGTTGCAATTAGCAAACAGACACTTTGATGATAGATTTGCCGACTCAATCGGTTTTCATGTGGTAGAACAAAATGGAAAACCTTTAGAAGCACTGATTGAAAGAGATACTGATAGAAATAATCACATCAAGAAAATCAAGACAAGAAATCAAGATAAAATTAATCTAGGTGATTATATAAATTGGAATGGTCATATTTGGTTAATCCTGGGAATAGACCCTGATGATAAATTACATAATCATGGAATGATGTATTTATGTAACTTATTATTGAGGTGGCAAAATGCTAAGGGTGAGATTATTGAACGTTGGGGTTATACAGAAGACTTTACAAAATACTCAAGAGGTACTAATGTAGGTCGAACTATGACTGTTGGTGATTACCAATACGGTATTACCTTTCCTGTTGATGATGAAACTAAGGTGTTAAAACGAGAAAGACGATTTGCTATAGACTTTGATGGAATTGAACCACCTGATGTATATAAGGTGACAAATCGAAAGATATACCAAAACGACAATAGATACTTTGACCGAGGTGGATTGTTGACATTGGCTTTAAGTTTTGATTTCTTCAATGCAGAAAGGGATAAGCAAGTAGAACTACCAAGTGGTGAAAAGGTATGGATATGTGGACTTCACTCTCCTACTGAATCAAATGATGAAAGTGATATAGATGTAGTTGAAATAAATAATCCATTCAATGAATGGTGGAAGCAAGGCGGTGATGGCAATAAGTAGAAAAATAAAACCAGAAGTTGTTCATGACCCTTTATGGGAATTGGGTGGTTTCAAAGAAATGCTTTGCTATCTCTTTATGGATAACAAAGAAATTACAGATTTAGTTATGCCTGTGCTTGATGATGCAGATTTTACTTTTGAAGAAAATTGGATAGGTGGGATACACACAAAGACTGTATCTGGAGAACAAAGGAAAGTAAATCTTCAGGGATATTGCCTGACTGTACCTTTTATGGAAGGTGTTGTTTCGAGTGCAAAAACATTTATAGCAATGGAAACCACCTGTGATAGTATTACTGGAAAAAACACAATGGATATATCGTTACAGGTTTATGTGTATGCACATAGAGATTCTGTTAGATTGTCTAATGAGGAAAAACAGAAATATCATGCTATGGGCTATGCAGGAAATCGTTGCGATGTAATTGCTATGGCGATTAACCGCACTCTCTTAAATGATAATATCAAGAAAAGTTTTGGGATAGGCGATTTAAGTCTGGATAATAATAGCAGAAGCAGACCTGTTGGAACTCACATTCCTAACAATAATTACTATGGTCGAGTGTTATCATACACTGTGCCCGATTTTTATGTCACTTCTGAGACGAGGAGGAAGTTTGTAAATGCAGGTAGGTCATGAGTATCTAGTTGGTACAACTCCATTCGCACTTCATGAGATAGGTGCAATTAGGTCGCCAAAATTAAAGACATTTATGTGCGATGAGCGTGGAGTGATGAATTATGACATCTATAAAATATACCTATCCACAATCCTTATGGAACCAAAGTCATTTCATATTATTTTTAATGGACAGACAGCTGAATGGTGGGATGAACAAAGCGATGACTTTAAGAAAAGTCAAGACATGACTGCATTAGCTCTATCGAATCCTAATTCCATTCGTGCCTATGAAGAAGCATTTGATTTCTTTTTCATTGATAAGGTTAAGTACTCTGAAGAACATGAGTTGTTTATAACATTCAATGGAGAAACAGATGAAAGCGATAACCTTATTGTTACAGGACGAATTCCAAAAGAGAATTTTAAGGAAGTGTGTGGAGTAATAGCTCAACTAAATGGAATAATTACTGATGAAACCACAGGGGCTTCTAAGCCAAAATTTAAAAATAAAAAAGCTGAAGAGCTGATGGCTAAAATCCAAAAGGGGCAAGAAGAAAGAAGTAAGGCAAAAAAAGAAGACAAAAACTTAGCTTTGCCTAACCTTATATCTGCCATTGCTTCTAATCATAACAGCTTAAACTATACCAATATATATGAACTGACCGTAACTCAACTCTATGATGTATTCAAACGTATGCAAAACGCCATTGCCTTTAATATGAATTGCACAGGTGTGTCAGTATGGGGTGACAGTGAGGGCAAGTTTAAATATGATGGTTGGTTCAAATATATGAACGATTAATAAATAGAATAAAACAAAAGAAATAGCCACCTATAAAGGTGGTTTTTTTTATATTAAAAAAGTATTTTTAAGGAGGAAGAAAAATGCCGAATTTAAACAAAGCAAATAGACAGGTGTGTGACGTGGATATCAGAGACTTGGCAACTATGAAGCCATACTTATTCTTTGACACAGCCAACACTACAACTCAAAATGTTTCTTCTGAGTCAGTGTATGCAATGGCGAAAGGCTCTAAAAGAATTGGATTTCAAAATCCACTAGAAGGAACCTGTACAATCGAAGCTCAAATAGTTCCATTCAAATTCTATGCAATGATGGCTGGAGGTGAAATTGAATCTGAAGCTGTATATGCAGAAAAGAAAACTATTACAGCTGAAATGAGTGGTTCACTGAATCTAGTTGGGGCTTTTCCTGGTGCAGAAATTATTCATGGTACTGTATTTGTCTATGAGGAAGGACATTTTGGTGAAGACGAATTTGCGGTAGTAGGTACATTTGATAGTGGCAATTTTACAGGTTCAAGTGGAGCTATTGTAAGTGGACAATCTTATGAAGTCGGAGTTATTATCAGAAGAACTTCTGGCGTAGCTAAAATCTCTGTTAGTAACAAAAATGCTCCAAAGGCTTACTATGTTACATTTAACACTGTTGAGAAAAATGAATACGATGTTTTAACACCATTCAAAATAGTAATTTATAAAGCTCAAGTTAATACTAATTTTGAGTTGTCTCAAAGCTCTGAGGGTGACCCTGCTTCTATTACAATGACCTTTGAAATTTTAGAGGATAGTAATAGAAATTTTATGGACATGATAGAGATTACAGACGAAGACTAATGTCTTAGGAGGTTGATTAATTTGACTGTACAAAAATGCAGAGTAATAAACACGAACGCATGTAATACAGTCGTTGAATATGATGGAGTGGGTAAAATTCAATTACCCATTCCTGATGTTGCTGGCGGCTGTGCGTATGTGAAAAATGAAAATGGAAGATATTCTATCTGTTCAGAAAAAGAATATCAAGATTATATTGGCAATGAAGAAGAGGTATCTATTCTTAATGAAGACGCTCTTAATATCAGTGCTGAAGAACTAGAACTTGGCATCGTTAATGATAAGCCAAAGCCAAAGAAAAAAAAGAAGTCTGAAGAGGCTTAAATGAAGATGTATTGTTTTTTACTTTTGACTTAGGGGTATACGAGTAAATCACAATACAGGAGTATTAGTGTGTCGTATGCTCCTAATTTTTACGAATTTATTGTTAAGGAGATATTAATTGAAAACAGTTGCATGGTTCAGTGGGGGGGTGAGTAGTTTTGTATCAATATGGCAATCAAGAAACATTCTGGATGAAATAATCTATATTGATATTGATGACCAACACCACGACACCTATAGATTTTTAACAGATTGCGAAAAGGTTTTGGGTGGTACAATAACAAGACTTAAAAGCCCTTATAAAAATGTAGACAACGTTATAAGAACTTTCAAATATGTAAATGGCGTTGCTGGTGCAAGATGCACTGATGTACTTAAGCGTAGAGTTAGAAAAGAATGGGAGTATAGCCAAGAGGATAAGTTAAGATATGTATGGGGATATGACTTTAAGGAGAGAAAAAGAATTAACGAAATGATTAAACAAAATCCTATGCAAGACCATATCTTTCCATTATTTGAAAAAAGACAAGAAAAACCAAATGCCCATTTCATTTTAGAGAGCTTAGGAATAAAAAGGCCTGAAATGTACGATATGGGTTATCCAAACAATAATTGTATCGGCTGTGTCAAAGGTGGCATGGGGTACTGGAATAAAATTAGAGCTGACTTTCCAGATGTCTTTGCCAAGCGAGCAGAAGCAGAACGATTTGTAGGAGCAAGTTGTATTAACGGAGTTTTTCTAGATGAATTAGACCCAAACAGAGGTCATAAACAAAAAATAATATTACCTGATTGTGGAATATTATGTGAGTTAGAAGAAAAAAATTATTAAGAAAGGATGTGTTACCTATCGGATATAAATTTAAAAACTTTGATGAGTGCTCAGGATACTTAGGAAAAGATAATCTGGTGGCTATTTCATATATACCACAGATTTTATTCTATACCAAGAACAAAGTACAGCCTGTGTATATCGATGAGCGAAAAGATTCACCTGGGAAGTTGGTGTGTTACTATTTGAAATCAGATGAGTCAGCAGAGGCAAAGCGTAAGTGGGATGCTACAAAGGAAAAGTAGATAACTATATTGGTAATTATTTTGGAAGAGTTTACTACTCTTCTATTTTATGCAAATAAATAAATTTCAAGGAGAGAAATTAAATGAGTAGAAAGTTAGCCTATATAGCAACTGTAACAGACATTCAACCTATTCCAAACAAAGACCGAATTGAATTGGCCTTAATTAATCAAGGATGGAATGTGATAGTTGCTAAGAGTGAGTACAATGTTGGGGATAAAACTGTATATGTAGAAATAGATTCTGTACTGCCTGATAAACCAGAGTTTGAAGCTATAAGAAAAAGGTCGCCCAGAATCAAAACCATGAAAATGGCCGGATGCATTTCCCAGGGTATATGTTTTCCATTATCAATTTTACCTAAAGGTGATTATGCTGATGGTCAAGACGTAACAGATATTATTGGAATTACACAATATGAACCTGATATGGATTTAGACCCTGTGCAAGATGAAAGCCCTAAGAGAAAATATCCACGTTGGCTTATGAGATATAAGTGGTTTAGAAAGTTAGTATCAGGTAAGAAGCAAAGCAAAGAATTTCCTGGGTTTATTAAGCGTACAGATGAAACGAGAGTTCAAAATAAAGCTTTTATCTTAAACGACAAAGATACCAAATGGATTAAAACAGAAAAACTGGACGGCCAATCAATCACATGTTTTATTAGGGTTAATAAAAAAAGAGGTCTTTTAGACAGATTGCTTAATAGAAATAAGTATGAGTTCGGAGTGTGTTCTCGAAACTTGAGATTATGGAAAGAAGATGATTCTACATATTGGAGAGTTGCTAGGCGATATAACATTGAACAAATTCTTACTACATGGATTGAAAGTGGTCTTATGGGTGACAATGATTTTATTGCTATTCAGGGAGAGGTGTTGGCTCCTGGCGTACAAAAGAACAGGTATAAAGTAGATGAGCCTGATTTATATGTATTTAATATTATTGAACCTGCTGGTAGATGGGCTACATCCGCAGCTGATTTCTTATGTTATGAATATGGTCTAAAACATGTTCCAATCTTAGAAGAAGATGTTGTATTGCCTGATACCGTACAAGAAATGCTTGATATGGCTCATGGGAAATCACAACTCTATGATACATTGCGTGAAGGCTTGGTGTTTAGAAGTAGTGATGGAGAGCATAGCTTTAAAGTAATTGACCCTAAATGGCTTTTGAAGAATGACTAGGTGATTTATGGCTGAAAAAAATGAGGGGAAGGTTTTTGAGAGCGCAATTCAGAAGTCCATTCCTGAACATGTCTGGTTTAAAAGGTTAAATGATAATGCTGCTGGATGGTCTGGTGGAAGTAATACAAGGTTTGCATCTACCAATGAATGTGACTTACTTCTTTACGATACGGCATCATTTAATCTATTCTGTCTTGAACTAAAGTCAACAAAAGGAACTCTATTCTCTTTTTGGCGAAGAGATTTTGAGGTGAGAGGCAAAAAGAAAACTTTCATGATTAAGAAGAATCAGATATTAGGATTGGAGAAGTGGGCAAAATTTCATTGTGTAGTGTGTGGATTTATTTTTAACTTCAGAAGTGAGGGAAACCATACCTATTTTGTTTCAATTGAAAATTTCATTAGCTACACAAGGAAGTTAGAGAAAAAATCAATAAATCAGAGTGATGTAATTGCCATGGATGGCATTGAGATAGATTGTCGCTTATTAAAAACAAATTATGGATATGACATTGAAAAAATGTTAATGGAAGTGAGGGAACAGAAATATGCCAAACAACAATAAAGAACTGATTACAATTGAAAAAGATTTATACGATAGTCTAGTTGCAAATTCAAACATGCTGGATTGCCTACATGCTGTAGGAGTTGATAATTGGAATGGCTATAGTGATGCTACAGCCTTATATGAATATGGTGAGTCAGAAAACTCTATTGATGAGTCTGATGAATACTAATCATAATCATGTTACAACTGAATATAGAAAGATTAGAAAATATTGGGGGATATAATATTGAAAATAACTGAATTAAAATTGAAAGAGAATATTACTCTTCAAGACAAAGTAAATGTAATTGAGGAAACAGCAAAGGCTTGTTTTACAGTAGATGAAAATATGAATATTGTGTATACACCTTATTTCAAAGATATAGTTTTCGTGGCTGAATGCTTAAGAAACTTCTTTGATAAGAATGGGTATGACATTATAGACCATGTTAATGATGATGGGGTTAATGTGGAAGTTTCTGATGATGTGATTCATGATTATATTTACGCAGAAAGATTACATCAAGAAATGCTTGATAAAATCAGAACTAAAATAGATGCTGAATATCTTATTGATATGATTGATGAAAAAATTGACTTTGAAAAGCAACGTGTTATCCAAGTAGAGCAAAACGCAATTTTAAGCATGGTTAGTGATAAACTGTATGATATTGCTTGCATTGAAGAAATCCGTGTGCAAAAAGAAATTGAAGCACTGGATAGAATGAGTGCCGTAACTCAAAGAGCTGGAGAGCAAATTTCATTCCAGGAAAGAGTTAATGAGTTACTTCCTGCTGAAAAGCAAGCTGAATTGGCTGAGAAATTAGCTGAAGGTAATGTCTCTACGAGAGATGTCTTAGATACTACCTTAAAGGAAATGATTAATCATGGGCATTTTGATAAGGAATCAAGAGAGATATTAGATGCTAAGAATGAAGAGTTGCGTAACAGACAGGCAAAGATTGTTGAGCTTGCCAAAGCTTTAGAGAAAGTAAATAAGGAATAGGTATTGCTATGGGTAAACTTTCAAATGGCATAAGAAAACAGGTTCACAAGAAAATGGAATCTTGTGCGAAAGAGATTGTTAATGAAGTATATGGTGTTGCACAAAAAGAATTGTCAGGATTCTATTCTCAAGGCTCTCCTAACTCTTACAAAAGGACTAAAACTCTTGAAGGTGCAGCTAGAAAAACTCCTGTCTCAGTAAGTGGAGATTCTGTTGAGGGAAAAGTTTATTTAGCACAAGACTTATCTTATTCAACTGGAACATTTGATGGCGAAGATGTTTTATACGCTGCGGAACACAATACTTTTGGTGTAGTTGGTAAAGGTGGATTCTGGGAAAGAACTGATGGTAAGATATCTGGAATCATGTCTTCTATATTAGGCAAATACTTTTCATAATTAACTACGCATTATATATGATTTTATTACATTTCAAGCACCCTGTCATGGGGTGCTTATTATCATATCTAACAAACAAAAATCTTCTAAGAAAGGAGATGATAAATGAGTGATTTTAACGCTAATATTAAGTTGAAATTAACTGGCACAGAGAAGTTGGATAATTTTGAGAGTAAACTGAATGATTTAAAGACAGGCTCTCATAAAATTAAAATTGAGTTTGATAGTTCTTCAGTGAAGAATCTCAATTCATTGTTGAAGAATATTGGCGGTGGGAATAATAAGGTAAAAATTGGAGTTGACACAAGTGTGGTTCAAAAGACAAAAGCCGAAGCGATGCAACTCAAAAAGATTTACAGCGAAATACAAGCCTTGAAAGTGCAAAAGGAAAAACTTGAGCATACGCCCCACGCCTCCAATCGACTCAAGCATGTAAACGCTGAACTAGAAAGAAAAAAGGCGCTGTTACAAAAGGTGAAACATGCTTACGCTCAGCTTAGCTCTGTTGAAAAACAACAAATAAGAAACCAGAGTAGTGATACAAAGGCGGCAAAAGAGGCAATTAAGGCAAAATCTTTAGATGATAAAGCTAAGGCTTTGGAGAGAGTTGCTAAAGCTCAAAAAAGAATATCCGCCGCAGAAGCAAATACAGCTGCCAATAATACTTTGTCCTGGCTTAGAAATAATACGAAAGCGGCCAAACAGTATGGAGATGCTTTAAGGCGTATTGCTGAAGAACAAAGAAAAACTACAGACTTTGCAAGACATAAGGAACTGAGAAACCAGTTTAGAGAAATAACTTCTGAAGCTCAAAAGTTAGGCTTGACTGGCAAGTCTATGCTCGGCAATGTCAAGTCTTCGTTTACAGGTGTATTAAGTGCATTAGGCTTGCGTGACTTAGGAACTGTTGCGGTCAGACAAATTAGACAGATGACAACGGAGATTATAGCCGTCAACACTGCTTTTGTAGAGCTTAGAAAAGTAAGTGATGCTAGTGATAGAGAAATTGCTAATTACTTTAGTAATGCTTCTAGAATGGCAAAAGAATTAGGTACGGCTATTAGTGATGCTGTAGTAGCTACGAGTGATTGGACTCGTTTGGGTCGGGAAACCAGCCCCCTCATATGGTGACATGTGAGTGAAAAGTCAGCTCAAAACGGTAGAGGTCTAGGGATGGATGATACCGTGGGTAAGATTAAAACAATAACAAATATATGGCAAAAATGACACCTTATAGCAAGGTGATTTTTAATTTAAGGGGGGGGAAGTATATTATAAGAGGAAGAGATTATTTGGGAGAAAAACTAGGTAGATTGACCGCAGTTGAAAGACTTCCAAAAGAAAAAGGCGAACGAACGCACTATAAATGCGAGTGTGAATGCGGTAATGTCACCGTAATTTCCACAAGAAATATTGCAACTATCAAATCTTGTGGGAAATGTCCTGACAAGATTTCGCCAAAGAGAAAAAGCAACGTAGGCGAAAAATATGGAAGCATTAAAGTGTTAGAAATGTTATATAGATACAAGAACAACAGTACATATCTAAGGTGCAAATGTGACTGTGGCAATGAAGTTGTTGCATTGGCGAATAATGTTCGCAGTGGAAAAACTAAATCGTGTGGTTGTGGTGAAAAAAGTTCAAGATTCAATCGCCAAAATCATGAAAAAAATCTAAGAGGAATGACCTTCGGGCATTTGACTGTAGCAGACTTGACAAAAAAGAGGTATAGCAATGGCAGTGTTGGATGGTTGTGTAATTGTGATTGTGGAAATACAATCGTAGTTAACTCAAGTAATTTACTTCGTGGAAAGACTCGCTCTTGTGGATGCAATAAAATAAGTAAATATGAGGAGTTCGTAGAGGATATCTTGGATGAACTCTCTATTGTATATGAACGTGAATATTGTTTTGCAGACTGCAAAAATAAACAACCACTGCCATTTGATTTCTATTTTGAATTAGACTCTAATAAATATTGTGTTGAATGCCAAGGTCAACACCATTATGAACCCATAAAATATTATGGTGGAAAAAGAAAGTTTGCAAGTGTCGCAAAGAATGACTTAATTAAGAAAAAATATTGCGAAAAAAATAATATAACTCTGATATGTTTGCCATATACATTATCAGAAGAAGAAATGAAAAGAGAAATTGTTAATGTTTTAAATCCCGTAACGACCACAGCCTAAAAGGTAACGATTAGGCGTACGCTGACCATCTCTTGACAGAGATGATGGTATGGTCTGCTCTGCAAAGATAATCCAACAATATAATATTGTAATGAAATTGCAGAGGTAGGCAGAAATGACCTACCCCTTTTATTGCAAGTGATATATGCAATAAGAGAGTAACAAAAGGTATACGCTACAGCAAGCAGAAGGTTTGGCAAGGTCTTCTATTCTGTTTAAAAATGTAAGTAAGGACTTGAGTGTAGAAGATGCAACAAGTTCACTAGTTTCGACATTACAAGGTTTTCAATTGGCGGCTGACCAAAGTGAAAGAATTGTCGATAAATTTAATGAGGTAGGAAACAACTATGCCATAGAAGCCAAAGGAATAGGTGCCGCATTACAACGTGCAGGTGCTTCACTTAATGCGGCTAACAACACTTTGGCAGAAAGTATCGGATTAATCACAGCAGCTATGAAATATTGGCTGGGCATATGGAAACATGTGCTGGGAACACATTTAATTGCTGGAAAGTCCTTAAGCTTTTTACCACAATAATGGAGAAATCACATTATGAAGGTCTGAAAACAAAAAGATTGGAAAATCAGCAGCCAAGCACCCTAACGTATTCCGTAGACCATACGGTATCTGAGTCGAGGGTGAAGGTTCAACGGCTATCCCCATGTCGGGTTATGACACGGAAATAAAGGTGGAAATCCTGAATAGTTATAACATTAGGAGTAGGGCGCAATCGCAAATGGCGTGGGTGAAAATCCCTTAAATCGAAAAGGTGTGACTGCTGTTTCATTTATATGAAACGTGGTTAAAATATAGTCTTCACAATATGGAAACATATTGACAAAATTAATTGATTAGAAAAGGATTAATATTCGATGAAGAAATTTGATAAAGAGTATTTTACTCAATATAATAAAGAGAAGGATTATTTGAAATCCATTGGGATAATCCCAACATATATAAAAATAATAGATGGGGTTACAACGTATAAGTACGAGAAAAATGAAAGGCTGTTTAAAGCACTTTCATTTTTTTATTCTGAAAAATAGAAAATATGATTAATACGAGGTGATAAATAGAATGAGTACAAAAATAAATAAAACATGCGAATATTGTACCGAAGAGTTTGCGGTTGCAAAATCTTCAGAGGTAAAAAGATTTTGTTCTAGAAAATGCTATGACACAAACAGAAAAGAAAAAGCAACCAAGATATGCCCAACTTGTCAAAGGCCTTATGTTGCTCAGCTGAAAAAGCAAATACATTGTAGTAATAAATGTAAAGCAGAATCACAAAGAGATAGAATATCTTGTATCTGTGGTTGTTGTGGCAAATCTTTTGAAAGAAAGAAATCAGAAGTGATAAATAGCAAAAGACATTATTGCTCAAATAGATGCAGGAAGAGTGAAATGTTTTGGTCTATCGAAGATATTTCTATATTAAGAGAAAATTACAGAAAAATATCCACAAATGAAATAAGCAAACTTTTATCTAAACAATGGAGTGATGATGCTGTAAGAAGAAAAGCCAAGGCGTTAAAATTGGGAGTGCCCAGAGAATGGTCAGGCAGTGAAATTTCAATCTTAACAAACTATTATTCTATTGCTCCAATGAATGAAGTCCAAAAGCTACTGCCCAACCGCTCTCCTTCTTCAATACTTGGAAAAGCTAGAACTTCAGGACTACTAAGTCATTTTTATTTAAGCAGCAAATATAGCATTGAAGAGGATAATTATTTAAAAGAAAATTACCTAAGAGAAAATAACAAAACTCTGGCAGTAAAATTAAATCGAACCCCTAGTGGAATTATGCAAAGGCTTGCAAAGCTCAAACTTCACCGCCCTTTAGAAATTAGCAACTATGGCACTTTAAACTTTTTCACAAGACAGCGCATTGTGCCCTGGAGAGATAAAGAACTAAGAAAAAACAATTATACATGTGCTCTGAGCGGAAAGCATAGAAATGTTGTTATTCATCACATTAGAGGATTTAACATGTTGATACTTGAGGTGATTGAAGCCATAGATTTTCCTGTTTATGAACATATTGAATCTTACTCTCAGGATGAATTGGATTATTTTTTGAACGAGTTTTTATTGCTACAAGAGTATTACGGTGAATATATTTGTATATCCGAAGATATTCATAAGATGTTTCATTCTAGATATGGATATGGCAACAACACTATTGAGCAATGGAATGAATTTTTGACTTATTATAATAAAAATGTTGCATAAATCAATCAATTAATTTTGTGGTATAAGGTTGCGACTTATACTAAAATTTTGGAACGAAGTAGTTCAAGACCCATTTAAAGTTGGTACTGCCTTCAAGACCATGAGTATGCGGATAAGAAACGCAAAAGTGGAACTAATAGAAGCTGGCGAATCAACTGAGGGTATGGTTGAATCAACCGCCCGATTACAAGAACGTATTATGGCATTAACTGGCGTGGACATAATGCTCGATGAGAGTACATTCAAGTCAACGTACCAGGTAATGGACGAATTAGCCCAGAAATGGGAACACTTAACTGATATACAGCGAGCATCAGTTATCGAACTAATGGCAGGAAGGCATCACGGTAACACCTTCTCTGCTTTAATGAATAACTTTCAACAAGCTAGAAACGCTACAGAGACAGCTCTAAACTCAGAAGGTAGTGCATGGCGTGAGCAACAGCACTACATGAAAGGTATTCAATATTCACTTGACCGTATGAGAGCAACCTACCAAGAGTTTGCTCAAGTGTCAATAGGCTCTGATTTTATTAAAGGAGCTGTAGATGGCGCACAAACTTTCTTAGAGCTGTTAACTAAGATAATAGACAAAGTTGGTATGCTTCCTATTGTTTTGACTGGAATTGGAGTAGGCAAAGGCATAGGCAGTCTTGCTGGTTCAGGACTAACAAATGCGCTTGATAAAACAATGTCCAGATACGGCATATCTGTAATTGGCGAAGGTGATAGTTTGGCAAATGCTGAACCAAAATATATAAGCCGAAAAGAACTGCAAGATATTATCTCATCTAAAAAGAAACTCAATACCCAAAAAACTATTGGTGCTAAACTAAGTGCTAAATATACAGCAGGACTAGCGAAAATGAAAGCTGGGATGGTAAGAGTAAAAACCGCTGCGGTTAAGCTTGCATTGGGGCTTAAAGCCATAGCAACGGCTATGATTCCTATGGCCGCAATTGCAGGAGCTGTAATGATTGTTAATGCACTACGCAATGCATGGATTAATTATCAAACAACAGCCTCTAGGTCTTTTGATAACATGAGTTCTGCCCTTGAAAAGTATCAATCTTCAAAAGCAGAAGTTGAAGCCTTGAATTCTGAGCTTGAAACTACCAGGGCGAGAATTGATGAACTAAATGCAAAGCCAAGCTTAACAATAGTCGAACAGGCCGAACTAAATTCGCTAAACAGAACCAACGAACAGCTAGAGAGACAATTAGCAATCAAAGAGAGAATTGCAGAGATAGACAGGGCTAATGCCATATCTTCTGTAAATGCATCACTCAGCGCATCTTTTTCGCCATTCGACATGGGAAGGACTGCAAAAGAGGCTGGACTCTCTAATTCACTTATCGATGATTCAATCATAGGCAGTAGATATCGACTGGCGAGATTAGCTGAAAAGGGGTGGATGCCAAGGCCTAAAGACATAGAAGGGGCTGCCGTTTTTGATGACATCGTAAATCGATATGCCAATCGAGGTTCGCAACTACATGACATTGTAGATAGTGCAATTGAAGAGCTGGAAATCGCAGAACAACGATTAACTCAAGCATATGAAGACTTTGACAATGAATTGATTGATGAAGCAACGCTCAATCGATTCATAACTGCTCGCAATGAAATAGAGCTTGAGTTTGGTATGTGGTCTGGTAAACTAGCTAACCTAATTAGCTCTTTAGTAGATGAACATGGAAATTTGATTGACGAAATTGACTCTACTTTGCTTCGCAATTCCGAAGATGCAATGAATCGAGCCGCTAAAGTAGGAAAGACTGCTGAAGAAGTATTAGTTGCCAATCTTGATTCCTTTTTCAATTCTCACTCGACAAGGCATCTTGGAGAACTATTAAAGCAATTTGGTGAGGAGTTTGACGACAAAGACTTGCTTCTCGAAGCCATTCTAAGACTCAATATTGATTTTGAAGCACATGGATTATCAGTAGAAGATATTATAAGATATATCGATGAATATAATGAAGCTTTGGAGTCAGTGGATACAAACGATTTTATTGATTTCTTAAATAACACTTCACGAGAAGCACTTCAATCAAATGCAGATGGTAATGGATTTGAGAGGCGTGCCAAATCCATGATGGAATATGCAGAAGCGATACAAGAGTTAAATCTCACAGAAAACGACTTTAGACTTGCTCTAGACACAGATAACCATATCCCTGGTAGCCATCTTGTAAAAGTATTAGCTGAAGAGGCAGAAGCAGCAGGCGTTTCTGTGGATGAACTTATTATTTCACTACGGAGTCTAGGTGTTATCTCAAGCAATCCACGCAATGCAGTGAACAATATATTTGAGGGTGTTGAAGAATCTTCGAAGGGAGTCAAAGAGGCTATACAAGGCACTGCAAATGCAATGAGCGCACTGAACAATCAATCTGCTGGCCGCTCTTTGTCTTTTGACACTTTTACTTCTCTCCAAGGAATCTACGGAGACATACACACAGCTGTCGAATATGTCAATGGTTCAATGCAATTAAATAGAGAGCGTACTCTTGAGTTGGTGAAGGCCAAAAATGAAGAAACTCTTGCACACAATAAAAACCAAAAAGCTATAGCACAATCAAACTATATTAGAAAGGCTCAGCAAATTCAGCGGTTAAACAGAGAGCTGAAAAGGCATGACAAAAGTGCAATTGAGCACACAGAAACATTAAACAGAATCAATGAACTCAGAAAAGACCAATCAGGAATTAAAGCTGAAATAACTGGGTACAATTTGCTTATCTCCTCTATGGATGAAGCTACAAACGCATATCATAATTGGTTAGGCGTTAAAGGTCAACCTATGGGTATGAGAGAAATGCTCAGTGAAACAACTAATGCTTTTTCTGCAATTCGAAATGTTTGGACTGAAGGACATGAAGCTTTTGGAAGGATTGGAAATGAAACTTATCTTGCCGCTGTTGAATGGATGATACCAGGCCACATTGATGCTACTGACGGACAAGCCATTATGTCTTATATGGATAGTATTTCACACTTTTTCAGATTTGACGAAAGTGGAAATAAGATTGGCATGGATATCATAAATTTCATCAACGATGCTGTTGAAGAAGGTCTTGGAACAATAAATAATGATGAGTTTGTAATCAATCCAAATGTATCAATGCAAGACTTCGCTGACAAGTTAGATTTACCATTAGGTTTAGTTCGTGCTTTCTTTGATGAGATGAAAGATTTTGGTGGTGAATTTAGTTGGCTAGATGAAAGTATTAAGACGTTTGGTGATTTAGCTGTTCATGCACACGATTCTCTAGACTTGTTAGATGGTCTTGTTGTAAAGCTTGACTTTTCGGACATTGAAGACGAAACCATGAGGCTGACACGCCTTAATGCTGAAATCGAAGGTATGGAGAATTATATAGCACAGCAAATAGAAATAGGAGCTGATGCTAGTCAGATAGAAGCCGCCAGAGATGTGTTGGTTTATTTAGTAGCACAAAGACAACGATTAGAAAATCCAGCCATTATGAGCATTGATACATCACAGTTAGATGAGAGTCAGGGTAAACTAATTGAGCTTGCTCAAACCTACTTATCACTTCTTGACGAAAGAGAGCTTGCGATTGCTGCTGAAATGGATACATCTAACCTTGATGCACAAATCGCAGATGTAGAAAGTCAACTTGCAGACAATAAGACTGGTTTCAAAGTCAATCTTGAACTCGAATTAGACACCGATGACATACCTTCTTTCGAGGCTCAACTAAGAGCAATTGATGATGTTGTGGTTGAACTCGGAATAGACCCTAGTGCAGTACTAGAATATGACCCTAACGACTTATCTGCCAGTGTTGTGTTCACTCCTGAACACTCTGAGGTAGACGCATTTATGAGGCGTGACTTTACTATTAGGTCAAGGGTGTATCACACACATGTTGAAACCAACAGTCCTCCTAGAGGTGGGAAGTCTGGAGATAGCCCTCAAGTTAACGGCAATGCTAACTTACAAGGAACCGCACACGCCAATGGCAATTGGGGAACCAAGCGTACCGAGCAAGCTCTCGTTGGTGAGTTAGGTCAGGAATTAGTTGTCGTTGGAAATCGCTGGTATACTGTAGGGGATAGTGGAGCTGAATTTGCAAATATACCTAAAGGTGCAATCATCTTCAACCACAAACAAACTGAAGAAATTTTCAGAAATGGTTTTGTAACATCTGGTGGTGGACGTGGCAAGTCATATGCTTTCGGTAATGCACACGCACAAGGAACAGCGTATGTAACAGGAAGTATGAACCTAGCTAATGCAGCAAGGTCTTCCTCATCCTTTAGTAGTACAGTTAGCCAATCTCAACAAACCATCAGCAGTGCCAACAGTGCTTCTAGAGCTGTCCAATCAGCCCAACAAGCTAGTGGCGATGCTCTCAAAGCATTAGCTGATTACTTTGATTTTATTGAGATAAGATTAAACAGACTAGCACGCTTAACAAGAAGAGCTGAAAGAAGAATTCAAAATGCCAATAGTCTTGCACAGGCTCAATCTAGAACTGCTACCACAATGAATAGAGTTCAAAATGAGATGAGGGCTGCAAGGCAAGCATATAATCGTTATATGCGACATGCTCAGGATTATGCTAGACAATCTGGATTAAGCACTACTCTTCAGAATCAAGTTCGTAACGGTACAATTGACATACGTAGCTTATCTGAGGACGAAAGAACTAAAGTACAAGAGTTCCAGAAGTGGTATGAGAAAGCCCAGGGTGCTCTTGATTTAATAGATGACTTAAAAGAAAAAGAGCGTGAGTTAGCAAAGCAAAGACTGCAAAATATTGTTGATTTCAATAACGCTATCAAAGGTGTTAAAGATTCAATCATTGCATTAAACGAATCTCGCTTAGAGTTATCTACAGCCCTAGGCAAAAGTGCAATTGGCGGTGATGTTATTGAACTAATTCAATCTTCTTTAAGGCAACAGGAATCTATTTTTGACCAGTCTCTTCAAAAGCTTACAGATTATCAGAACGAGTTCAACAATCTAGTGAGACAAGGTTATATTCGTGAAGGCTCTTTGGCTTATCATGAAGGTCGTCAAAAGATAAATGAACTCACTACTGCTTCAAATGAGGCTGCTGTTGCTTTAATTGAACTTAGTGATAGGTTGCGTAGGATTGAATTTGAAAGAATACAGCAACTAATTGATGGTTTTGCCAGAGGCATAGAACGACTTCGTAATGGTCAATCGTTAGCAGAGGCTCGTGATGAATTTGTTGGACGTGATGTGCTACAACAACAAATCGATAAGATTAGCCAATCCATAGGTGCAAATCAGGAATTGCGTAATGCTAAACTTGCAGAGCAAAGCCTGTATGATGTTACCTCAGTCAGATATCAAGAACTAGCTAAAGAGATTGCACAGATTGATTCTTCGATTTACGGCTCTCTGATTGAGATTGAAAGAATACGTGACCAAATATTCGCAGCAGAGTTCTTCCACTTCGACAAACAAGTTCGTGAAATGAATGATTTTATTTCTGAAATAGATGCTTTTAGAAGATTGTTAAACTCAGATGCTTTCTTTGATAGGTCAGGTGCTATAACTGATAGTGGCCTAGCTAACATACTATTGATTGGTCAAGGTATGGAAGTAGCCAAGCAACAGATAGCAACATACACAGAAGGCATACGTAAATTAGACCAGATGTTGCAAAATGGTCTTATCTCTACTACTGAATATGAAGAACGTCAAAGAGAGTTTTTAAATGCTATTCGTGATTCAGTTCACACCGTAGATAACTACAGAAATGAGTTACTAAATCTCTATAAAACTCAAATGCAAAATGAAAATCGTGCTCTGCAGGATAATATCAGATTGCGTAGAGATGCTTTAAGAAACATGCGTGACTATCACGATTTCGCTAACAGAGTTAGGGTTCAAACTAGAGATGTCAATGCACTAAGAGCGCAAGCAGCGGCTCTTCAGGGAGTTAATAATGCCTCCGCTGCGGCTGAGTTAAGGCGTATTCAAGCTCAACTTAGAGATGCAGAGGAAACTCTTGAGAACACTCAACGTGACCGAGAATTTGAAATCAAAATGCGTGGGTTAGACAGAATGGCTTCTGATTTAGATGATGCTTTAGAGGACATGATGTACAGCATTACTCACAGTGTTGAAAGGCAAGAGCAAGTAATTGCTGATATGCTAAACAATGTTGTAAAAATGTATAGTCAGGCATTTGGTAAGATTAGCAATATTATTAGCGACACTGGCATAATTGGAAGTGGCAACTTCAATAATACTGTTTCAAACTCAGGCACACAGTCTGGTACGCAAAATATTGTTAGTGGTGCTATTAGACCACAAGACCAAGTTAGACCTGCTGATATAGTTAATGATATCAACACATCTAACACCAATAACTCTAATCATGCATCAGTTGAAAAGGAACTAGCTCAAGCACCTAACGTAACAAATCGCTTGGTTGCTGAGTTTAAACTAAGTACAACTTCCTTGACTGTACAGGAAGGTGGAAGTGTCGCTTTGCCATCTGCAAACATAAGACCAACTGATGCGGCTAATAAAACTATCCAGTGGACATCTAGCAACAACAAAGTCGCTGAGATAAGTGGTGGCTCAGTCCGTGGACTTTCACCAGGCAGTACTAGCTTAACCGCTTCTACAACTGATGGAAGTGGAATTAGTGTTATGTGTTCTATTTCAGTAACACCTAGACCTACTCCGACTCCTACCCCACCTGTAACATCTACGCCTGGTAGTGGTAGCGGACAAAGCAACAATCAACCTAGAGTAGGGCAACAAGTTACTTTTGCTAATGGCAAATACTTCCACACCTCTGCTGGAGGACACCCATGGGGTACGTGGAATCTTGGTGGTAGAGTTTTTGTTACTAGAATCTCTCCAAACGCTAGTCATCCATTCCATATTTCTATGGGAAGTAGATTAGGTGACAGAGATTTAGGTTGGCTAAGATTAAATCAACTTTCTGGTTTTAGAAAAGGTGGTGTTACCAAGGACGAACTTGCTTTCTTTGATGAAGATGGTTTAGGTAGTGAGGTTATGATTACACCAGGCGGTGCATTAATGCAGATGCAAGCTGGAACAAATGTATTTAATAAAGCTCAAACTGCCGCTCTTCATGAGTTAGCTGATAAGCAAGTAACCGCTAGTAACTTGGCTCACAGACCTAGTACACCTCTCAATTTGTCAAGGCAAAACAATGCAATCATAAATATCAGCTATGACAATCTGCTCAATGTAGAGGGTAATGTTGATAAAGATGCATTGCCTTCACTTAAGGAGATACTTGATGAGTCTTATAGACACACAAGCAGAATGTTGTCTAGAGAGGTTAGGAAGTTAAGGTAGTTTATTAACTTTTGACTGTTGAAACTTGCGTGAGTGATACCAAATGCAAGCGAAGGTCTTGACGTTGGTTTGGCTATTTACCCAACAGTATCTTACTCATTACATGAGGACAGAAAAAAATAGCCTTACTTTAAAACATAAAGATTCAATGCTTTCAAGAGGCATCTATTCAAACGGATGCCTCTTTTTTATGTGCGTATATAAGCGCACTCATATATTAATCATTGCAAAGGAGGAACAAAGATTGATTAAGCTATGCAAAGACTTTACATTCAACGGCCATAATCTAAGTGATTTTGGGTATATAAGCGTGGAGTTTGATGATACAAATGAAGCTACGTTTGGCTTAAGCAGAGAGCTTATTAAAGGCGAAACAACGAGATATCGAACTATTGCAAATCATTTAGGGGCAGAGTATGAGGATGTACTAACTTTTGATGTGCATATAGTCAAGAAAGAATCCGAGTATAGTAATGATGTTGAAAAAATGGAAATCTCAAGAGAGGATTTGAGAGAGATAACAAGATGGCTTATGGCCACAGAACGCCCTACATGGCTAACTTTTATTAATTCAGATGGACACATTGATGATTTTAGATACTGTGGCGTATTTACAGATATTAAGCCATTCCAAACAAATAGATTGTATGGGTTAAGGCTGACGTTTACAAATAACTCTTCTTTTGCTTATACCAACAATATCACTTCTGTTCATGCTGTAAATGGAAACTCGACAGTTAACATTACAAACAACAGCGATTTAATCACTAAGTACAATTATCCTAATATTCGTATGGTTACTACAAGAGCAGGGCAACAAGAAGTATATATGTGCAATTTATCTGATGCCATCATAATAGACGAGGGAAATCTATCTTTGGGCGGTGGTAACTTTTCTGTATTAATGAGGTTGCATACTGTACTTGAGAATTTAGCTAGGACAAGAGGGTATTTTACCGTTGAGTATGTGCGTGATAGAAATGGAAACTTTATTTCATTTTGTGATAATACAGGTATGCAGTTTCGATTTATTGCACATGATGGCAGGGAAAGGAAATGTGTTGCATTTTTCAATCCTACAACAGGGAGGTATCATGTTGTTCAAGGAGGTTTTATACTCTTGACACTTAGACAGCATTTGGCTGTAAATATTAACTCTCGTCAACTAAGCATCTTTGATGGAATTGGCAGAATGATACTTCTGAGTGATTTAGGGATTAGAGATGTTGATTATGCGTATTTCCCACGATTAAGAAGTGGCAATAATACTCTCCTATTCTACGGATTAAATTGTACTTTTACTATAGATAGAATTGAAGAAAGAAAGGTTGGAATTTTGGAATGAATATAGGATTTGACATACACAACAATGCTGAACCAAAGAAAATCTTTCTTGGTACGCCTGATAAAAAACTGGTATGTGCTTTCAATAGCATTAAAGAAGAAACCGTAAGTTTGAGACTAAATCTAAATAATACTTGTGAACTCAATTTTAGAATGGATAAGTATATAGAGATTGAGGAGCAGTTGATTGAAGCAAATGGATATGATATTGTTTCAACTTTCTCTAGAATATATGTTGAGGATATTGGCTGGTTTATCTGTGATACACCCAAGACAGAAAATGATGGGTATGCAGAAACCAAAGAAATAATGGCTGAATCCATTGAAGCAGAATTTATGCAACATGATTTGGTGGGCTTAAAGTTTAACCATGGAACCACAGATTCTATGGAGATGCTAGCTGAAGGCAATGTAATTGTAGATGAGGTAGGAATAGAGTTTGCAAAACATCAAGTAAAGTTTTACAACGAAGAGAATCCTGAATTAAGTCTACTGCATATAGTCCTTAGAGAGTCAGGATTGAGAGGCTGGGAAATAGGATACGTTGATAACTCTCCTAAGATATACAGAAACTATGTTGATGGGAGAATTGTTGAGTCTATAACTCGCTTGCATGATGAAATTGGATTTTTCCATATTGATTCTAAGAGTGTATATGCATTCTTAACTCAAGATGTTGCCAAATACTTTGAATGTATGGTTTTGTTTGACATCAATAATTTCAAAATCAACGTATATCGAGTGGAAAGTCTTGGAAGAGATACCAATATTACTATCGGTTTTAGAAATCTGGAGAAAAGTAATCTTGTTGAAGTTGTTAATCCAAAATCTGTTTTTACAAGATTCCGTGTATCTGGTGGAAATAATCTTGGCATAACATTTGTAAACTTCGGCTCCAATATAATTGAGAACATTGATTACTTCTTAAATTCAAAGTTTATGCCTGTAGAAACAATTAAAAAGTACAGAGCATGGTATCAGGATATGACTGAAAAACGCTTAGAGTTTATTAGTCTTTCCAGGCAACATAACGCACAGTTAGAACTTGTGTCTGAGTTGACAAACAGAGTTCCCTTAGACGACTCTAGCAGAGATTGGTCTACGTTTCCACTAGAAGATTTAGAGAATAGACTTTTGGACTTCCAAGCACAGCAAAGAGGAATAGAAAGCTTCTTTACTGATGAGCATGGCAACTTGGATTCTGTCAGATTGGAAAATTCTTCATTGTGGGGAAAGTATACCCAAATAGTAAACATCATTATACCTAATATTAAAATAGCAATCGCAAATAAACAAGCTCAATCACAAGATGATATTCAAGAATTTGTTGAGTTGAAAGATTGGACATTGTACGGATTGCGAGAGTTACAAATCAGGATAAGAAAATTTGAGGCAGAGCGAGATATCTATATCAGAAATGGATTTAATGTGCCCTGGCATGAAAGCTCTGGCAATACTCGTGACATGCATGAATTTAATCATCGGAAATACATTGATGTAACAAACATGCTTAACTCAAATTTTAGAGGTTCTGCGGCAGAAGCTCTAATGCTACGACAACAAGAAGTTGATACAGCACAAGCACTACTAGAATCTCTTGCCACACAGCGCAGGGATTTAATTCATTGTGTACAAAAGGAAAATTGGACTCATGTTTGGTATGAACCCTTTACTGAGGACGAACTACATATACTATACAATGGTTTATACAACGATACTGATTACGTAAATGAAAATATGTTTCTAGTATCATCTGACACAACAGTCACGGCTGTGGATGAACAACTAAGATTACTAGATGTCGCTGAAAATGAACTAGTGACTTCATCACAACCACAATATCGCTATGATACAACTCTAGAAAACTTCATAGCTATGCATGATTACAAGGATTTCACCAAACATCTTGAGCTGGGAAATTTTATTAACCTTGGTGTTAGAGATGACTTCATAGTAAAGCTTCGACTAATCTCAATAGAGTTTAATCCTCTTGTATATAACAATGATATATCTCTAGAGTTTTCAAATATGGTTAGAAATGCTTCTGGTCGTAATGACTTTGCAAGTCTATTGGAGACTGCAAGCAATACAGGAAGAAATCAAATCTCTGGAGGAAGTGGTGGCACTGGTAGAAATGAAGATAATCTATCTGTTCGTGTATTAATGGACAGATTGATTCAAGCTATGGAGTTTCAAAGTGCTGTTGGAAATGCTGTAAACAGAGAACTTGGTGGACTTGTAGGCTCATTGCTTACTATAAGAGAGTTGGAAGCTGCAATGATACGCACAACCAATATACATGCTGAAAATGGCTTCTTCCAATATCTGCAAGCTCAACTAATTGCTGCTGACCAGATAATTGCAAACAGTGGTGACTTCCAAGAATTGACGGCAAGAATAGCAAATATTGGAACATTATTATCAGGAGAAGTTGTTGCTGGCTTAGGTCATATTATTAGACTGACTGCTCAAAATGTAGTAATAGATGAGGCCGTTATAAGAGAGCTAATAGCATCTCAAATCTTGGTATCTGATTTAAGAGCAGGTGAAATTTCTACAAATAGCATGAATATTGTTTCTGATGATGGTGGTTTCAAAATCGTTGGCAACACAATGCAATTCTTTGACTCTAGTAATAATTTAAGAATTCAAATTGGTAGAGACTCTTCTGACAGCTTTTCGTTTACGCTATACGATGTTGATGGAAAAGGTATTCTCATTGACCAATATGGAATCCGTGAGTCAGCAATATCTGATGGCCTTATTCGTGGGGATATGCTAGCAGACAGAACTATCTCAAGAGATAAACTAAACTTTAACATCGTTGAGGCTGATGAAGATGGAAATATTGATGTAAGTAGAATCACTGTTAACGGACAAGGTATAGAAGCAGAGTTTACTAGCATAAGAAAACGAACTGAAGAACTGGCTGAAAAGATACAACAAACAGTTGAATTGACAGGTGTTGAAAGTAGAATTGATGCCTTGGAATCATCTATAACTAATCGTATATGGCGTGATGATGTTATTACAATTTTTGACGAAGACGGTAATGAAATTGAAGAGCAATCTTTGCACTCTTTAATTACCCAACAGCAAATGAATGTTGGCAGTATTCAAAATCAAGTTGTTGAATTAGGCTCACGTTTGGAAGATGGTATTATAGAAATCACCGCAAATATGTCTTCTCTCCTAGACCAAACTGCTGAAATGATTGCTACCAGTGTGGTAAACAATATTACAGGTGATAATTCTTTTGTTAACCAAAGAGCAAATGAACTTTCTCAGCAAATATCCAATGCTCAGAATCAACTATCTATTCTCTCACAAACTGCAACTACACTCTCAACTAGATTATCTAATAATGAGGGTGATGTTTCTGAGTTGAGACAAACAGCAAACTCATTGATGCAAAGATTGATTAGTACAGAGAATGATATTCAAACTGTTGTAGCACAGGCTTTAAGTGCAAGCGAAGGCTGGAAAGTAAGCATGGCTAGAATAGGAGCCTACGAGGGTGATGACGTACCAAACAATGCAATAAGCACAACTATGCGTATTAGAGAAGATGGTGTGACTATAAACTCTAATGATAACAGACAGGCTGTTAGATTAACAGGTAGAGAAGTTGCAGGATATTTCAACTTTGATGGACGGCATGGCCTTTTATCAAGAAACCTCTTATTGACTTCTGGTAACTTTCAAGCTGGAACTCCAATCAAATGGTTCGCAAGGCATAATAGTGATTTAGAAATGCAAGTTCACAATGGATTTGTAAGAATAATAAAACATTCAGCAACTTGGCAAGACAGATGGATTGTTATGCCATTGGTTGATATACTAACCACTGGACAACATTATTCGTTTACCATGAGGGTTAGAAGAAATCGCACCACTACTGGTGGATTTACATTTGGCTTTGCAACAAGACATTTTGCCTCCACATCTACATTCACTGGATTTGGAGCTGGCATTGCAGCCAATACTTGGCATGACCTCACACGCACACTAAGGATAGTAACCCCTGGCTGGAGCTATATGATTATTCCTAGCAGTGGATTAGCCAATGTAGGTGACACACTAGATATTGCCTTTTGGATGTTTAATGAAGGAAATGCTGTGTATCCTCCATGGGAGCCAGCACCAGAAAAAATATTTGGTATCGATGAAGACATTGTATATTCCAATCGTCTTTTAGTTGATAACGGAATAGATTTAGTTAATCAAAAAATAATACCTGTCACCTTTGAGGATGTTAAAGGTTTGGCATTTGTAAAAGCAGGGGGTTTAAGTTAATGAAAGTAAAAGAAATAATACTAACAGAAAAGGAGAAAGTGAATGGCTAGTGGCTCATGGACATTTAATACAGGTAATCCGAACGTACAGGGTCGAGTGAGATGGACTTCTACAAGCAACGGTGCTGCTGCCAACACCTCCAATTTATTTGTAGAAGTACATTTGCGCAGAATATCATCTCCAGAATTGACAACTTTTGGAACAGCTCGAACATCTATACGATTCAGTCTTTCTGGTGTAAACACTAGCGAGGGAGAACAACACATAAGCGTAAATGGTACTTGGGTTTTAGCACGCTCAACCAATCGTACTATATCTCATACCAGTAATGGCTCTAGAACACTTAATTTGAGAGCAGTTGGAACTAATCCTTCAATTACAGGTTTTCAATATGATACAAATAGAGATATTACTCTAGTAAATATCCCTAGATTCGCAACAATAAACAGCTGGTTAAACACAATCAGAACTGCCAACAGCGCAACTTTTTCATGGAGTGCTAATGCAGATATATCAAGAGTTGTATGTAGGCTTGGAGGAGCAAATGGTACTGAATGGTTTAATTCAGGAACTCTAAGTGCTGGAACTAGAAATGGAACCTTTACGGTTTCTGGGCTGACGGAGAATACAACATACAACAATGTAATGATAACAGTAACTAGAAGAGATTCCAATTTAACTACGAACTCGTCAAACATATCATTTACAACACCATTTGAAGCACCGACATCCAACCTATCCGTAGGAACCACAACGATAAATAGTATACCGTTAACATGGTCAAGTAATTTTAATTGTGATGCTGTGTGGATTTACTTAAATGGAGTTGAGTGCTTGTCACAAACTAATATTGATACTTCGTCTGGTACGATTAATCTCCTACCAACGCATGGAATAACACATAGCACGTCATACTCAATTGTGGCAAAAGTAAGGCGTAAGGATTCGCAAGATATAGCTACATCTGATGCTGTTACAGCCACCACCCTTAGAGTTCCAACGATTGCCTCTAACGCACCTGCTTCGTTTAACATTGGAACCAATATAACTATTCCTATGGAAAATAGAAACAGTCCATTTTCGCTAACATTAGAGCGCAGAACTAATTCAGGGGAATGGGTGAGTGTAACTACTTCAGCTTCTACCACTAATGCTAATGCAACAATCACACGTAACACCACTATAGACAATGTTTTATATGGTGAAACAGTTAATAGCAACACCTTGCCATGTAGAATAGTTGTAAGAACCACAATGAACAATGTAACATACTCAGCCTATGTTGGTGGGATACATCATTTGACTGCAAATGTCGTTAATAGCAATCCCACATTTGGTAGTGATACAGACCCAAGGTTTACTTTAAATGCTAATCGAGAGGATACTGCTGGTATTAATAACCGTATCAATAATTCAGACACTGTTCACAATATGATTAGTGGAGAAGGTGGGATGCAATTAAGAATTGTGGCCAATAGTGGCACTGCTCGTAATTCAGCTACATTAACCAATTGGCTGTATCGTGTTTCACTCAACAATTCTAATGTCGCAACAGGAGCAATTCCATATGAGGCAACTGCACGTAATTTTGACATCCCGAATGCAAACACTTTATTTAGGACACCTGGAGATTACACTGTTTTTCTTAGTGTTGTAGACAGCCGTGGCAATTTGAGTGTAGAACGCTCTAGAACATTTACTGTGTTTCAATATAGCAGACCAGTAATTAATGCAACTATAACAAGGTATAAGGATTTTGAAAGTTGGACTTCGCTAAGTTTGAGCGCAACAATTTCAAGACTGACTATATCAGGTGTTCAGCAAAATATCATTGCACGAATAAGTCATAGACATGCAGAGGTTGGCGATGCTTTTCCTGGATTTACTAATTTAACATCAGGATGGACAACAACTAATGGTACTAGTGATGACCTAAGAGCTTCGATAAATGTAACTGCCAATGCTACATCAGGATGGATTAACCTTCCTAGTGATAGGTCGTTTAATTTTCAATTTACAATCACAGATGGTTTGTTTACATCTACTATTTTTGCAACAACCGTTTCACAGGGTATGCCTCTATTTTCAGTGTTTGAAAATGGGAAGACTGCCGTTAATGTCGTACCCAATTTGAATGACAATGCCCCTGCATTACAGGTGGGAGGTGATATATCGTTTGCTCATAGTAATGGTAGGAATGTCTTAGCTAGTAGGCTTACTCCAGATTCAGGTGCAACAAACGCCGAAATGGCAAATCAAGTCACACATACGGTGGCAGCCTCAGAAGCTAGGTCATTTATTGACAACCTACCCCAGCACATGTATGGAAGTATCGTTGTTAATGTTTTGCCTGGCACAATTCCTACAGGCATAAGAATCCACAATAGGCGTGGAGCAGGTACTCTAACTGTACAAGCAGTCAACACGTCAGGAACAGCGCAAAATTTAAGCTCTAGTCATCAAACACCAATCATAACAGTACACCGCAATTCAAACTCAAGAATTGTAGTTAGGGGATTTACATGTACATCCACAACAGGCAACAGTGTTGCCATGGAAAATAATTCGTGTGACATTGAAATAAGAAATGTTGCATCGACAGGTGGAATTCCAACAGATGAAGCAAATATTGGCATGTCGGCACGTAGAGGAGCAGGTACGGTATGGTTTAGAGATTGTCTTGTAAGTAATAAGAACGTTGCATTTCGATTTGGTTCTGACGGTGTTGCTAGGGGTAGAGTTTCTGGTACTGAAGCTAATACATTGGCAGGTGTGAACAATACCAATTTTATTCAGGCTTTGGCAGGTTCTACAGTACACGTAACGTCTAATTTTTGGTTTCTTACCTCTTTTGGAGGAATGGTCAGTGCGTTAGGAAATCCCTTTAGTCTGCCTCCCCCTGAGCCTGATGGAACAGGTGGCGCAGTTGGCGCAAGAATTATTGACCATAACGGCAGAGAAGTAAGGCCAGTTCCACCTGCTGCCACTACTATCACTCTTACACCAGCCCAAGTCAGACCCTTTTTAACTAGGCTTTGCAATGTAGGTAATTTAAACTCGCATATAACAATAAACGTAACCCCTGGCACAATAGCTGACACATGGACTATAGAAAGACTTCGTGGAGTTTGTGTATTGATAATACGAGCTGTCAATGCAAGTGGCACGGTGTTAGCTAGTAACAACAATCATGGCACTCACATGGTGACTAGACTTTCAATGACAGACAATGCCATTTCACGTATTGAGGTGCATGGCTTTAGATTTACAGCATCTAACACCTCTTGTATTGGTATGGTGGATAATAAAACACACTTACTTGTAACATCTTGCAATTCTACATCAGGAAATATTACACAAGCAAGCAACCGTTTTCTCAATGCTGACAGGTCTGGAATTATTTCAATAACGAATTGTACTGTATCAAATAAAAGAGAAGCATTTCGTGTTTTTGGAAACACAGAGGTAACAACTGAATCAATTGCTGGAACTGGAAATGACGTACTGTATCAAATTGAAAGCACTGCTCGTGTTAGAGAGCGAAATGGTGTACGTCCTGCGCACGTAACTATGGCAAATATTATTACTGGTGGAACTTTCGATAGGTTTGGTCAACCTACTCCAGATGAGCTTATGCCAATGTCTGGAAGTAATGAAAATGGTAGCTGGGTGCGATATCCTGATGGAACACAAATTTGTACTATTCTACGTAGAACGCCCTCTATGACTATTGACATTGCCGCTGGTACAGGATTTAGGGGGGCTTCAATTACATGGACGTATCCAATGCCATTTATTGACGGCATTGTTAATGTTTCAGTCGGACAAGCACGATGGAATCCCGATAGTGCTACGATACTACTGACTTGGGGAGTTGTGTTAAGAGTACATTTGGACAGAGCTGTTTTCTACCCCATGTCTTTAACATCTAGGGCATCCCAGCCAATAGAATACACAGCAACAGCGATAGGTCGTTGGAAGTAAAAAATGAGATACTATGTTAATCATTGATTCAAATAGAAAAGGAGGTGAATGATGTATTATGATTTAGGAAACGAGGTTTTAAACTTTCTGCAAATCAATCCCTTATATGTTTTAAAGTGGATTGTTGTTGCGATAATTGTTATGGTTATATTCATACCCATTGCAGTGAATTTTAAAAAACTCATTGAGTACTACAGGAGAAAACGAAATCTAGTTGATAAGAGAAACAAGCTTATAGAATCCAATGCAAATGACATAATTGAAATAAAAAATTGTATGCTTGGATTTAATGAAGTGATGATTGAACTGATGCATGATAGGATAAGCCGTAAATGCAAAACATATATTAGACTAGGATATATTCCTGATGACGAGCATGACGATTTTGCACGCAAATGGAATTTATATAGGAATATCTTAAAGGGAAATCATGGATTAGAAAAGAGGTATGAAAGAGCAATTATCTTACCTTTAGAATCAGAGTTTAAAGCATCGAAAGAATTACAAAATTAAATATGGAACTTGGGGCAATGATGTGTGATTAGACTCACATATTGTTGCTCTTTTTTTATTGCAACAAATTCAACGAAAAGGAGAGAATATGTCAAGATTTATTTTGGTGGCAGGGCATGGAGGAAATCCATTTGACCCTGGTGCAATAGGTAACGGTAGGCGTGAAGCAGACATAAATAGAGACATTGCAAATCGAGTGGCAAGAGATTACGAGGGAGTAACATTATACCCTCAAAGTAGAAATTTATTTGTGGCTAGAGATTGGGATTTTTTTGTAGCTGGTGATAGAGTGTGCGAAGTTCATTTGAACGCTTTTGGTGATGTTAGCGCAAATGGAACTGAAACATACACTTCCACTAACGCCACGCAAGCAGCTAGAAATCATGCAAGCGCACTACATAATAGATTAGTTAATATTGGATGGAGGGATAGAAGTGTTAAAGTTGCAAACTTCCAAAACATAAATGTATTATCTAGCAGAGGAGTACATGCGGTATTAACAGAAATTTGCTTTATCACCAATGCAAATGACATGGCTTTGTACAACAGAAGTTTGGATGCAGTTGCTAAAGCAATCGCAGACACTTATGGATTAAGACGTAGAAATTCATCTACCCCACCACCTCCACCACAACAACCAACTCCACCTTCAGCAGGGATATCTAATCATACACAACGTTATAGAGTTTTGGCCAATCCATTGAATGTAAGAGCTTCACATGATACAACCTCTAGAATTCTAAGAACTTTGCAAAGAGGAACTGAATTTAATGCTACTCGTATAGCAACAAATGGACAACTCGTTAATGCAAATGGAAGAAGTTCACGTAGATGGATTGAAGTAAATGGAAATGGTTGGGTGTCAGAAGTTTGGTTAGATAGAGTAGTTTCTACTCCACCACCTGCCCCTACACCACCTCCAGCAAACAACAATACTAGAACACCAAGACGAGGAACATTTAGATTTAACACAACTGTGAACATTAGAAGACAACCTAATAGACAATCACCATCTGTTGGACAATTTAATAGCGGAAACACAGTTAACTATGATAGCTTTATTGTTTCTGATGGTCATACCTGGATTTCATATATTGGAAATTCTGGCAACAGAAATTTTGTCGCAATCAGACAAGGCAATGGTGCAATATGGGGAACAGGATTTTAGTTTAAGTTGAAGTTTATTCATCCGCTAAGTTGTGGATTGAATATTAAATTGAGCACACAAAGAGTGTGTAAGTCAAAGTCGGAGTGGAGACTTAAAACCCACTCTAGCGCAGAGAGTTAACTGCTAAAAATCTCGGCAAAGGAGTGGCTTGACGGTCACTCTTTTGTTATTAGCATAAGGTAAATAATTTTGAACATTTTTATATCTTTATTATTAAAACAATTGATTTAAAGATTCTCATATGTTAGTATAAGTATCTGTTGATGTGTAACTTAAAAGCTCTTATTCTTATGCAACTCTATTAATTATAGGCATGGTGTTCGTGACCACTATGCCTATTTTTTTTACGAACTTTATATGCCCACTCACTTCTTTTCTTTCTCAACTAAATACCATTTTTGTTCTGTGGAATAATTGACTAATAAGACAACTACCTTAAGTCCATTAATAATTAACTCGCATTCGAACTCTCTAATAGTTGTGCCTATACATCTCTTCTTATCTTTCCTACACACACGTATTTTATCAAAGGTCTGAACCTCTCCTTCTTCATCCTCCATTTTAATTTTAATAGGTATTATATCTCCCTCTCTGGAAGCCCATGATAAACAACCTATCTCTTTTCTCTTGTAGTACTTAACCCCATCAGGAATAATTTCTCCTTCAACTGGATGAACAAACATAGTCTCACCGCCTTTATTGATTTGTGATGTTTAGTATACCAGAACGTGCGTTCGTTGTAAATAGAAAAATAGAAATAAATAAAAAAAGACCCAAGCCACTCACTTAAGAATGACCTGGGTGTGATTTGTAAATGGTTATATAGCTATGCTGACTTGGATGCTATCTTGCCTTTTTGGTTATCTATAAATGATTTAACAGCTTCAATTGAATAACCTTGATTTGTGGCGTATGCGTATAAGTCTTTCATATCTCTATCTCTTATCTGAGATTCTATGTCAGCTATTTGAGATTTTTTGTTTGCTACTAATTGTTCTAGGTGTGATAGTTCTTCGTTTGCTTTGTTGAGTAGGTTTTCTAATGGTGCTTTACGGCTTCTGGTTTTTGTTATTTTATTTGTGTTTTTTGTCATAGTTTTAGTCTCCTATTGAAAATGATTATTGGTTTATTGCAAACTGTCAAACCTAGTATTTTCAACACATTTCCCATCTAATTTTTGGAACCCCATTGTTATCATTTGGAACTCCATTTGGAACTCCATTTTCGCATAGAATTACATAGAATTATGGAGTTTTTTGGAGTTTTTAGTACGCACGTTCGAAAAAGATTCCTTTTCTCAAAATCTCGCAAACCCTTGGTATTACTGGGCTAAAACGGTGTGCTATACAAATCATATGGAGTCACCTGATAAACATAGTAGTT